ATGCTTGACATCCAATCTTATCGTTAATTAGCCTTACAGTCCATCCAGATGCGGTTGCCGCAGTAGGATCAACTGTTACAAGGTAAATCTTGTTTGGCTTAAAAACTATAAGCTCATAATCAAAGAAGGGCTGAATTGCAATAATATCTTCACCATCATCACCACCAACAATAATGCTATTGGTTGTTTTCCACACCTCTGCATCCAAGAGATCGGATGCGTAAAGCGTGTTTCGGTTTACTCCAGTTCCAACCGCAAATAAGCGGTTTGTGAATTGGCGAACAAGGCGTAAGCCAGCGGGGGCAAGGGCTGAAACGCTGGCTGTTGCTGTTGCCGTAAAATGACCATATCCAGCGGGTGGGGCAGCTATTGTCACCGCAGGCGCAGACGTATAACCAGATCCAGCATTCGTGACAACAACCCCAGATACAGTTCCGCTTGTTACTGTTGCAACCGCACTAGCTGTTGTTCCGTAGGCTAGGCTGGGTGCGGCAATTGTAACCGCAGCAGTTGATCCAGTATAACCCAACCCCTGGGTTGATACTGTAATTGAAAGAACACTTGTGCCTTGCCTGTAATAATTTGTTCCATCAGTAAAGAATAGATTGCTTGCTCCATCCGTATAATAAAGCCTGTTATTGAACTGAGAGAAATTAACCTGCACTGCACCGCTTGTCACAGTGCCAGCAGTTGTTGCAAAGCTTGTTGCGCTTGTTGTTTGAGAGAGCCTTCCATTGCAGGCTACAATAATTCTTTCAAAATTTGCCGTATCAAAGTAATGCATGCCTTGAATTGCTGAACTGCTGGACACATTTGTTGATACCGTCTCAATTCCCTGCCTGGTTTGTAGGTTCCCAGACGGACTGATCGTCATGTTGTAAATATCGCTGGCTTGATTATTCCCAATTGAACTTGGGGAAATGCCAGAAGCCTGCCCACCCTCAAAGCTGGGCGATCCAGCTATAGCCAATACATCGTCTGTTGTGTCTATGTATAGAGGCATAAAGCCTTACTTTTAAGCCGAGAACATTTCTTCTATTGTTAATTCACCCAAGCTTTGTGGCGTGATTTGCTTTACGCCTCCAACCTGGCTCAACTCGTAGTTGGCCATAGCTGCAAGATCGGAGTTCGCGCCCTGCGTAATTACCTGCGCCTTTGTATATTGACGCTCACGCTCAAGTGCGTCTGCGTGAGTTAAGGCAAGAACCAAGTGATGAACGTGGGGTAGGCGAAGTTCGTCACCAAGAGCGTCATTGGACGGAGGAAAGTCAACAATATAGTTGGAGCGAGTGATGCACTTTAACTTTTCAATAACTCGCAGCGGGATTGTTCCAGATGTCGCAAGCCTTGGATACAGATCAAGCTCTGCAACTCCACTGCTATTGCGACCTGTGAAATGGTATGTATCTGGATCGCCAGTGCGTTCATCAGACAGCAAGCCTGGGTCTTGGCTGATAATGGTGGCTAGGTCAACTGGATCAACCTCGGCATCATTGTAGGCCACAGAAAGAGGGGTTTCTACATTCGTTCCAAGCGTGATTGTACGGTTTGTGCCAACTGAATAGGTCGAGTTGGTTACAGTCTCACGCCAAGGTGCAAAGTCCCATACCCTGCGGTAAGCCAAGCTTGCAGCCTTTTGTAGAAAGGTAATCGTGTCCGAGTCGGTCTTGCCAACCTTCTCGCCTGCGTACTGAGCGATTTCGGTTAGGGTCATTTAATTATTAGATAGCCAATTAGAACCATTTGCTATTGCAAGGTTAAATGGCGAAATGTCTTCTGTTGTCCACACGTCCCAAGCAACGGCTATTTTTAAATGCTCCACATTACGATTAATTGCCTCCCTGCGCTGTTCTTGGGTTTGATTGTTTTCCTCAGCAAGAACCATATTGTTTATAAGATTAACGCTATCCATTGCGGCTGAATACTGGTTTGCTGGTGTGATCTCTTTTTTCATTTGTTTTTATACGTTGTAATAAGGAATTTGATATGCGGTTGCACCAATTCGGATTCTAAAATATCCTACTGGAAGAGCTGTAAGGGCAGTAGCCGCGCCATTTGCGCCAATATTTGTTTTCGTTGAAAGAGTTGAAGCAAGGGCAATTTCTCCATCCAATTGAGCGACTGCTCCAAATCCAATTGCAATTGAATTAGAGAGCGTCCCAGAATTAACGTCCGAGGTTGCTCCAATACAGATATTATTTGATCCAGAAGTAATTGTATCTCCAGCTTGATACCCAATGGCTGTATTATTTGATCCAGTTGTATTATTAATAAGTGAGCTAGATCCTGTGGCTGTATTCTGCGCTCCAGTTGTGTTATATAATGTTGAAACATACCCTATCGCTGTATTGCTAACTCCAGTTGTATTTAATTGCAGAGACTGATTACCAATAGAAACATTAGCTGATCCAATTGTGTTTCCAGTTAGAGAAGCATATCCAATTGCTATATTATGCACTCCAGTTGTATTGGAAGACATTGATCCGTCACCAATTGCTGTATTCAATGATCCGCTTGTGTTTGATTCAAGAGCCTCGGCTCCAATTGCGGTATTTCTTGATCCAGTTGTATTCTTAAGAAGCGAGCTATATCCGACTGCCGTATTTCTAGCTCCAGTTGTGTTGTATAGTGTAGAAATATATCCTATGGCTGTATTATTAATTCCAGTTGTATTTAATTGCAAGGATTGCGCTCCAACTGCTGTATTATTTGATCCAGTTGTATTTCCAGTTAGAGAGGCATATCCAACTGATGTGTTGCCCTCTCCACTTGTATTAACACCAAGTGATCCAGACCCAATGGCTGTATTCGATGATCCGCTTGTGTTTGCTGTAAGTGCTATATTCCCAATGGCTGTGTTATTGCTTCCAGTTGTGTTGGCTGCTAACGCTGTTCGGCCAATTGATGTATTGGATACAACTCCAGCAAGACCTTTACCAATGTTAATCCCTCGAATGGTTGCATCATTTGTTGCAACAAGTGTTGTAATAGTTCCAGTGGTGCTATTCAGCGTAGCAATTGTTCCATTTGTACTATTCAATCCAGTAATCGTTCCAGTGGTGCTATTTAGCGTAGCAATCGTTCCAGTAGTCGTATTCAATCCAGTAATCGTTCCAGTAGTGCTATTGAGCGTAGTAATCGTTCCAGCCGTTGTATTGATCGTTCCAGTAAGCTCGGCCTTCATCACGTTGGCTACTGTCATGCGCTTGAGCGTATTTGAATCAGAGGCATCACCAATTAGAAGGGTATCGTTTGTCGCTACAACTGTCTCAGCGGTACGATCCTGGATAAGCCCAGAGGTTGGGGTTGCATTGGTAACTAGCGCACCAAGCTTGGCAGCTGTTACGTCATTAGCTACTCCGTCAACAAATGTAGTTCCTGCGGTAAATGAAGCCATTGTATTATCTCCCTATCCGTTAAAACGGTTTTTGAGGACATCCCACGCCATTGAGCAGGCCAGCCCAACGACTCCAGCTACAGCCAAAACCTTAGTCCGTAAGTGTTCCAACGCTCCTAATCTATTAGCAACATCTCCGTGGAAAGCAAGTGACCTTTCGACCATAGCGTAAAGCTGGACTTGACGCTCTTCCATTCTGGCTAGGCGGATTTCCATGCTCCAGACTTGCTCTTCGCTCATGGCTTTGTAGCCCCCAAGTCAGATGCAGCACCCATATCTGAATATACAGGAAGCGGGTTTGTGTCAACCTTGCGTTGCGAGCAGGATGCGATGGCAAGGAAGAAAATGGATATGGCGAGGAAGTTCATTGTGTAAATTAAATAATAATTTTAAGAATAAGACAATGTTCCAGTTGGGCTTGGCTCTTCAGAACCATTTATTGGTGTCCAAGTAATTAAATTAGGAGATGAATATGTAGTTGCCTCAAAAGCAATATCCTCTATTTCCCAATGCCCGACTCCATCCCAAAAAATTGTATTGACATCAGAGAAATAATGTCGCTTCCCATTCAAAAAAGTAATTCCATCCCAAACATAATTACCATTAGATGAAGCCGTTCCAGCACCAGAAATAAGCACAGCCGTTGGTTCTGGTGACCCACCACCACCAACCTTGCGGATGTTCTGTACTCCAAGTCCTAAAGATAGCCTTGGCATAAAATGATCAAGCAGCGGTGATGGTGATGGAGGGAGACCAGCTTAATACTGGAATTGAGGAAGACGCACCTGCATTTGTTGATGTAAGCACTTCATCTCCTTGCTGACATCCTTCGTCATTAAAATTATTGTAAATCAAAAACTCCCATTGAGAATTTTGATATCTCAAAGAGTATCTTGGAACTTCGCAATCGCCAGGATCATTTGGACCAAATCTTGCATTATACCAAAAAGTGTCGCTTTGCTTTACAAGAGTTCTTGTAGTTCCGCTATATGTGATATTTATATTGGTTGTCGATAGAGGAATGTTGCTAGGCGCAACCCCACCGCCAACCTTACGGATATTTTGCACTCCTAGTCCTAGAGATAGTCTTGGCATATAATCACAATGCAATCACCCGCCAAGGGATAGAACCTTTGGCGGTGTGTTTGCTTGAATCATTAACCAGCTATGTAGCCGATCACCCTGCCAGTTCCAGCCGTGTAGCTGTCGAACTCGCCATAGATGATGTTGCCAGAGCCAATCGTAACGCCTGTCAGA